AATGGAAGAGAGAAGGAGAATAGAGTCAATGTCAGACGGCTTAGACAACTTATTTCCTTTTGGACAATCAGTATTAGAACAAATTTTCAAAGTTTACAAACAAAAAGAATTATTAGAAGACGCAATTATCATTTACAGGGTTCAAAGAGCACCTGAAAGAAGAGTATTTTATATCGACGTAGGTAATATGCCAACACACTTGGCTATGCAATTCGTTGAGAGAGTTAAAAACGAAATTAATCAAAGAAGAATTCCAAGCACATCAGGTGGTGTCAACTATATTGATGCAACATATAACCCTATGAGCATTAATGAAGATTACTTCTTTCCGCAAACAGCAGAAGGAAGAGGATCTAAAGTTGATACACTACCGGGTGGAACTAACTTAGGTGAGATAGATGACCTTAAGTTCTTTACAAATAAATTGTTTAGAGGTTTAAGAATACCAAGTTCATACTTGCCAACTGGTCCAGATGACTCACAACAACAATATAATGACGGTAGAGTAGGTACTGCGTACATTCAAGAATTAAGATTTAACAAATATTGTGCAAGATTACAAAGTATGTTAAATCCAACATTTGATGAAGAGTTTAAAATGTGGATAAAAAGCAAAGGTTACAACATAGACAATGGTATGTTTGAACTAAAACTTAATCCACCACAAAACTTTGCACAGTACAGACAAACTGAAATGGACCAAACTAGAATACAATCGTTTGTACAAGTAGCAGAACTACCTTATATGTCAAAAAGATTTGCATTAACAAGATATCTTGGACTTACTGAAGAAGAAATGGCAAGAAATGCTGATCTTTGGGCAGAAGAAAACAATGTACCACAAAGAAAACAAAGTAAAAATGCTCAACTTAGAACAGGTGGAGTATCTAAAGCAGGTATAACCTCAGATTTAGATCAATTTGAAGAACCAACTGCAGAGCCACAAGCACCAGAACCAGGACAACCAGGTCCAGGAGCACCAGGAACAACACCAGGTGGTGGTGGAGCAATACCAGGCGGAACAGGTGGAGGAACACCGATATAAGGTTAAATACGAATATGAGACTTAATGAATTCTTTACATATGGACCAGAAGGTGCAAAAGAGGATCATACATACGATCCTGATCAAGATATTTCTATTTTAGATAAAGACGATACTAGAAAAACTCGACTTACTCTCAAAGATATCAATTCTATGAGATTAGCATCTGAAGAACATGATGAGCAACAAAAAGAAGAAGCAGTATTTGTACAAAAAATGTATGCTCAACCACAACAAGCAGACGATTTAGCAATCTAATTTAGTACCCCCTTTAATAAAACAGAATAATTAATATAAATTATGGCAAAACCAGATAGGACTGATTACGGGATTGCGTTCGTTCTTGGAAACGGAGAGTCTCGAAAAGGAATTCAAATTGAAGATCTTAAACAGCATGGCAAAGTATTTGCCTGTAATGGTGTATATAGAGAAGACACACCTGATTTTTTAATAGCAGTAGACCCTAAAATGATATTAGAAATTGCTGAAAGTGACTATCCTATTAATCATCAAGTATGGTCAAACTTCAATGCACAATATAATAAAAATCAAAAAGTACTAGATCATGTTAAATGGTTTCAACCTAGCCTAGGATGGAGTAGTGGACCAACTGCCTTAAGAATGGCTTGTGATCGTAAACACAAAGAAATATACATACTAGGTTTTGACTATCAAGGCCATCAAAAAGACGCAATCAACAATAGATTTAAATTTAATAACCTTTTCAAAGACACTCGTAACTACAAAAAAGGCAAAGATGAAGCAACTTTTTATGGTAATTGGATGAATCAAACTAAAAAATGTCTAGCAGATTATAAAGATATAAACTTTTATCGTGTAATCCCTAAAGGATGGTTTAACCCCAAAGATTTAAACTGGAATGAGAACTTAAAAACCATATCAATTGAAGAATTTCTAGCAAAATTCAATCTAGAAAAAAAATAACCATAAAAGACGCCGTTTTCCACCAATTACACCGCCGTTTTTATCGATTTGTAGTAAATAATACTGCTTATAAGTACAAATCGCATAAAAGGAGCACGTGTAATGACAAATAAATTTGAATCGTTATTAGAATTACTAATCAACGAAGAAAACGAAAAAGCAGAAGCACTTTTCCATGAAATCGTAGTAGAAAAATCTAGAGATATCTATGAAGGTCTTGCGGAAGAGAAAGAAGAAGACAAAGTAAAAGAAACTAAAGAAGAAACTAAAGAAGACAACAAAGAAGAAGTTAAAGAAACAGAAGCGTCTGAAGAAAAAGCAGAAGAAAAAGTAGAAGAAGTTGCTAAAGAAGAAACTAAAGACGAAGAAGTTAAAGAAACTGAAACTGCACCTGCAGAACAAGCAAAAGCAGAAGAGTCTGAAAAAACTGAAGAAGAAAAAATTGAAGAAATTGGTGGCGATGCTACTGACGAATTAATTAAAGATATTTCTTCAGATGAAGAAGGCGAAGCACCAGCGGCGGCAGACGATATGGCGGCTGATATGGATGCAGATGCTGAAAACGGTGAAGACAAAGACGTTGAAGACAGAGTTGTTGATTTAGAAGACGCTTTAGATGAATTAAAAGCAGAATTTGAAGCAATGATGGCTGGAAAAGATGGTGATGAAGACAAAGAAGACGAGTCTTTGGACCCAGTTGTACCAGCACAGGAAACTCAACCTGAAATGTCTATCGAATCAAAAGCAGAAACTAAAGAAACTGTTAAAGAATACGTAGACAAAAAATCAGCAGATAATAAAGACGGAACTGATGCAAGTGGAAAAGCATCTCCAGTTAAAACAGGTGGCGCAAAACAAGGTGGAACTCCAGTAAAAACTGGTGGTGACGCTGAAGATAAAGGAAGACCAGCACCAACTGCAGAAAAAATGGGGAAATTTGCAAATAGTCCAGGCCAAGAAAAACACTTACCAGCAGGTGAGAAGAAGGCTGACACTAAAGACGGTTCTGATAAATCTGCAAAATCTCCAATATCTGGCAAGTAATTGTCAATAATTGGACAGGAGGAGAGTTTAGATGTCGCTTTATCTTAGAGAACACCTAACATACGATCAGGCTAGAGTACAGATCTTACACGAAGGCCAAGATAATAAAGATTTGTACATGAAAGGTATCTGTATTCAAGGTGGAATCAAAAATGCTAACCAAAGAGTTTACCCAGTAAACGAAATTGGTAAAGCAGTGAAAACACTTAATGACCAGATCAGTTCAGGCTATTCTGTATTAGGTGAAGTAGATCATCCAGACGATTTAAAGATTAATTTGGACCGTGTGTCTCACATGATTACTGAAATGTGGATGGATGGACCAAATGGATATGGTAAAATGAAAATTTTACCGACACCAATGGGTCAACTTGTCAAAACAATGTTAGAATCAGGTGTGAAACTAGGCGTTTCAAGTAGAGGTAGTGGAAACATTAACGAATACGGTAACGGCGAAGTTTCAGATTTTGAAATAATAACAGTTGATGTTGTGGCCCAACCTTCAGCACCAGGTGCTTATCCTACGCCAATATATGAACATCTTTTGAATACAAAAGGTGGACATATGGCAAAGGGATTGGCGGCTGAAGTTAGAAATGACGCAAAAGCACAACGGTATCTAAAAGATGCCTTAACAAACATAATAAAGGACCTAAAATAGTATGATAGACGCAATATCAAAACTTGTTGAGTCAGGAGCAATATCAGAAGATGTTCAAAAAAGCATCCAAGAGGCTTGGGATTCAAAAATCAAGGAAAATAAAGAAGTAGTAGGTGCTGAGTTAAGAGAAGAGTTTGCTAAAAGATACGAACACGACAAAGCAAACATGATCGAAGCAATAGACAAAATGATGACTGAGAAATTATCTGAGGAAATCACAAAGTTTGTTGAAGATAGAAAAGCACTTGCACAAGAAAAAATTGCTTACAAAGAAAACGTAGGCGCTCATTCTGCCAAATTACAAGAATTTGTAATGAAAAAATTGGCTGAAGAGTTAAAAGAACTACATGGCGACCGTAAAGGTGTTCATGAGAACTTTAAGAAAATGGAAGAGTTTGTAGTAAACGCTCTTGCAAAAGAAATTAAAGAATTCCATGAAGACAAAAAAGGCGTTGTGGAGACGAAAGTCAAACTAGTAGCCGAAGCCAAAAAACAAATGGCTAAGATGAAAGAGGCTTTCATAACAAAATCTGCTAAAGTTGTAGAATCTGCAGTTAATAAAAAACTTGCTGAAGAGTTAAAATCTCTGAAGGAAGACATTACTGCGGCAAGAACTGTCAACTTTGGTAAGAAAATATTCGAGGCGTTTGCTTCTGAGTACCAGAATTCTTACTTAAATGAGAAATCTGAGACTGCGAAGTTAATGAAAGTTGTAGATGAAACTACACTTAAATTAAAAGACGCTGAGAAGGCTGTCGAAGAGAAAAAAGCGGTGATTGAATCCAAAGAGGCGGAAGCCAAAAGACAATCGGATTTGATGGAACGCAAGGAAAAGATGGCTGAGATGCTCAAACCATTGGGCAAACAAAAAGGTGAAGTCATGGCACAACTATTAGAATCAGTGCAAACTGCTAATCTGCAGACTTCATTTGACAAGTATCTACCTCACGTGATGAACGACAAGCCAGTTGCATCTGTAAAACAAGTAATGACAGAAGCAAAAGGTGATCGTGAAGTAAGAGAAGATGCTGAATTAACAAATATCCGTAAGTTGGCGGGTATATAATATAAACTAAGGGGAAAGATCAAATGTCAGAACTATTTGAATCTAAATGGGCAGAAACTAAAACTGCTCTAACTGAAGGTTTAGAGGGTAATAAGAAAAAAACGATGGATGTTATCTTAGAAAATACTAAGAAATATTTGTCAGAACAAGCAACTGCAGGTGCAACATCCGCAGGTAACGTTGCTACTCTAAACAGAGTGATTCTTCCAGTAATACGTAGGGTTATGCCTACTGTTATAGCGAACGAGATCGTTGGTGTACAACCAATGACTGGTCCGGTTGGACAGATTCACACACTAAGAATAAGATATGCAGACACAGTAAGTTCGAACACAACTGCTGGTGAAGAAGCATTATCTCCATTCAAAATTGCGAAAGCA